AAGGTGCAACGGGACAGGAGGCCATAACCTCCTTATAGCCGGGGGTTTTCTGTATAGCCCCATGCTCTGCTCTTATATTATTACCATCAGTCCAGACGTTATTTGGCAATTGCCAAGCATTAATATCCTTGACAATGCCTATCTGCCCGACTTGATCTATCGGGATTAAAGCCATTACTTTGGATGCCTTGCCTTTATTTCAGCAACCTTGGCTTGCCATGCATCCAGACCGTTCTCCGTGATAAATTCAATCTGGTCTGCTGGTAATCCGTATTCGGAAGACCGAGCATTAACAGCAGCATTTGATAATTCTTCTGCGCTCTTGGCGACCTGTTCCCATGTCTGTGTCCAATTACCGCTAACCAAAGCGGGTGTTACTTCTGAAACATTGTGGGTAGTCGATTGTGGTCTTGCAACTTCTGTAACTTCTACAATACCAAAAACTGAACGGATGTCAGCCCTCTGCAAAGAATCGCTTGGAAAACTAGTATTTGGATTATCCTTCCGTAACATGCCATGGTCATACGGATATTGGACAACGCTTCCGCCTTCTACTTTTGCATACTTCATATTTAACTCCAACTTTTGAATTGATGGGTTCCTTGATGTGTTGTCTTAATACTTAAATCGCAGTAGACATCGATCCCCAATTTGTTTCTCAATGTCCAACAAGTACTAAAATCTTGTGGACGATATTGCCCGTCTTCCATTACACCAACATAAAATACATCCCATGCTTTATCTTGAGCCTCATCACCGCGACTATATTTAGTAGGATCAGTATAAGGAGTGGCATTTTCAATTAAAGCATTTACCGCTTTTCTACTTAGCAACATACAAGCATTACCTACATGCTCAACATTAGCAATTGATCCTTCCTTAGAAAGAATCTTTCCTACATTTAAAACCGGTGTTCCATCTGGATGAAAACCTTTTAATGCTACCGGAGCCGCGATTACATCCTTACCACTATTTAGCAATTTACCAATGCCACCTTGTTCTACACCAGTATCCGCATCTATAAACAAAAGATGACTATAATCTTGATGGGTATAAAAATAGCTGATGATTGAATTCATCGCTTTCTTTGTCACCTGATTACCAATCTGCATAAAGGTAACATTAACTCCATGCTGTAATCCGTCACGCAGTAGGTGCGTCATACTATTGAAATAATCAATAGTCATAAGACACCCATAACAGGGTGTACCAACAAGAAGATTCACGCTACGTCACGCATCTCCATAAATACATATTCATCTTTTATTAGGTCAGTGATACCGATTCTTGCCATCACAGCATGGTGGGCATCTTGGAATATCTCGGCACATCTATCTAGGAAATCATATAGGTGGGTTACAGATGGGTACTTACCATCTTCCACCATAGCTTCAACTTCGGCTAAGTAATCTACGATTAACTTCTTTGCCGTAACTGGATGGATACCGAACTGTTCTAGGTATTCCATCGTTCCCATGTTCATCCCGCCGCTAACTAGTATGTTCCGAATACAATTACGAAAACCCATCCTGATATGATTTGAGATTTCTTCTTTTTCAAAATCCAACTCATTCCAATTTGCCGGAATATTGTGGGCTTTCATAATCTCTTCATATGTATCTTGGAACATCGCAAGCTGTTTCAGAGTTGCTTCAATATATGTTTTAGACCTGTGCAGACCATGCTGCATTTGGTCGGCTTCAATCATGGAAAGCTCATCATCCTTAGCTCTCAGGTCGCGCAACTGTACTTTCTTTTTACGCAAATCAAATGCCGAATCTTCCAGAACACTTCTCTTCTTTTCAATCTCTGCCAAGACCTGACGCAATCTCCGGTAAGGAGCATCACACATCATAGTCAACGACATCAGTTGAGCAGTAGTTTGAGTATTCTTCTTGCTGAAGGAATTGAGAGTTCTATCCATCTCCTTCATACGTTCTGAAATCTTGGCTAATTTCTTATCATCAATAACAGCGAACTCCATATTGAGTTCACTCATTAAAGCTAGGCTGTTATCTTTGGCTATAGAAATTTCTTTTGTCATATTATACGTCCTTTATTTATTTGAATGGTGGCCCTAAAAACCATGCAACCAACGAGTATCTAGTTCCTTTAATTACATGTGCAACTCTATGTTCCATAAAAGAAGGAAAAACTACAATGGAACCTACTGTATTAAATTCTGGTGTAGAAATTACACACCTTGTTTTTTCATAAGAAGCAAACTGAAACTCACCACCCTCATAATTATCATTTAATAATACAGTCGCACTTAATTTCCTTACATATTTATTAGGATCATTTCCATATTCCTGTTTTACTGTATGATCTCCAAAACCATCCTTATGCCAATCATAAAAACCATCCTTCTCATATCTAGTTAATTGAAGACTCCCTAAACATCTAACATCATACTTCCATTTAGCACTCTCATTGGCAGAATCAATATAAGGTAATAGCAAATCAATTAACCAACGATGGCCTGTCAACCACTTTATATCACTATTTCTTCTATCTTTATCTACTTCGCCTTCATCTCTATCACCAACTTGTCCAGATTCAAAATCGTCCTTACCTAAATCTATTATTTTATTACAAGTTTCCTTATCAAATGCTTCCTTAAATATATGCCATTCATTGTATGCAATCAATTAAGTAAATCCATTATCTGTGGCACCTGAATGCCCGTATCTCAACAAAGCATCTCCAAAGTCTGATGCGTTACCTGTCGAGTTAATTGTTATATATTGAATCGTATTGGTTTCATTATTTTGATTCCAACCGTCACCACCGTACTGGTAGCCCCTTTCATTTACACCATTACTTCCGCATTGGGCTAGTACGACTTTCTCTATTAAGTCTCCAAAGTCAGTAGCGTTTCCTGCACTATTAATCGTGATGTACTGGATAACATTAAGTAGAACGTCGCCGCTCGGTATATTGTTATAACCGTGCATACCGACACCTCTTTCACTTGTATCATTACTGCAAGAACCAAGCAGTGCCATATCGGATACAAGATCACCAAAATCAGTAGCATTTCCTGCGGAGTTAATCGTTATGTAATCACAAGTCCTCATTGAAGTATGGTTATAAATGGGTGTAGAAGTACCTGTAGTTCCTAGCATCACGCCCCTATTATTTGTACCATTACAGGTAAACGCACCAGTAGGGCCATTTGAACTAGTTGTAACTGTCCGATCTCCAAAATCAGTGGAATCCCCAGCGCTGGAAACCGTGTTATATCCGATCTGGCTTTTATCTGAACTAGCTAGATTCCAAACAGCCCTATCACCAGTACCATTACTTCCGCCACCCTGCGTTGCATCCTGTGCCGCAGCCGCTCTAAAGTAATCTCCAAAATCTGTTCCATTACCAGTGGATGAAATAGTTACATACTCTATTGAATCTACTTTGCTACCAGTACCGCCAGTGCCGGGAGAGGCCTGAGAAGTACCACCACACATAAGACCTCTATCTGTTACACCATTGCTAGCGCAAGCTGGTTGTCTTCCATAGCGTGTTGCATCTCCAAAATCTGTTCCATTTCCAGCGGATGAAATAGTAATGTATTCAATCACGTTGTATACAGTGTGGCTGGGATGATCAGAATGGTGCCCCAAAAACTTTAACCCGCGATCACCACCACCTGTGGAAACACCTGCTGCTCCAAATAATCCTACTTTTGCTGATCCTAATGGCATTACATAATTCTCCTATCTCTACTTGAGATCAAGACCAGCAGCAAACCCATACCAAATGGTTCCTGCGTCTATAGTTGTGAATACAAGCGCGTCTTTTCCTGAAGACGTAAGTGATGGAGCGGAGCCATCGGCCCAATCTACAGAACCCGGCCAGTTCACGGTCTGTGAACCGCCGTTAGTTAAGATCAATGTAAATGAACAGGATTTGCCAGTTGCAGAAGGATTGGTAAAGGTGAAGGTTTGTGTACTTGTCGATACTGTTGCGGTAACAACGTTTCCTGCACTTACATCAATTGCGTCAGTGCCTCCCCCAAGATCACCAATAGCATTTACAGTCTCGGCGTAATCCTTTATCTCCGGCCTTATGGCTTGTTCATCTTGGAAGTTGATGTAACCGCCTAAAACCATATCAGCAGCAGAGTCAATAGCAATTGCGGTAGTTGTTCCGTGTGCTGTACCGGCCCCAATCTCTAACTTATCTGTTCCATCATCAAGACCTACACGGTAGTCAACAGCGTTACCGTCAAAATTGAGATAAGTATCAACCGCCGCGCCATCTCCAACCGTAACAGTATCATCAGTTATCGTGAGGATAGGATTAGTACCAACAGTGGAGCCTTCACCAATAAGCAACTTGTCTGCGCTATCATCCAACGCTACATAGAAGTCCTTAGCATTGCCATCAAACACAATAGTTGTATCTTCCGCTCCAGCGTCACCTATTGTTAGGAGAGGTGTAGTTCCAGTAATCTTTACATCACCAGCAATCGTAACGACACCAGAGGCTTGTGTGAGAACCTTTGAATCCGCTGACGTACCAAGCGTCGCAATATCAAGATAGTTCATCTCTGCTTCTGTAGCAGTAACAGCAGTTGTTCCTGAAAGACCACTGAATTGAGTCTTCAGAACAGTTTTCAACATTCTAAGATGATCGTCCCCAACTGATACAGAATCAGAGGCAACAGGATTAGTAGCTACTAATTGACTAATATATGTTGCAGTTTCTTTCGCCATTATATATCTCCTATTAACCCATATCTAACCCTGCGGCGAACCCATACCATATTGTTCCGGCATCAATAGTAGTAAATGTAAGCGCATCTACACCAGAAGATGTCAAGGATGGTGCGCTTGCTCCGGCCCAGTCGACCGACGCAGGCCAATTCACAGTTTGTGATCCACCGTTAGTTAAAAGAAGGGTGAATGAGCAGGACTTTCCAGTAGCAGATGGATTAGTAAATGTAAACGTCTGTGTTCCAGTTGATACCGTAGCGCTAACAACATTACCGGATTCAATATCAATTGCATCAGTGCCTCCGCCAGTATCTCCAATGGCATTTAATGTCTCAGCAAAATCCGTAAACCTTGGTCTACTGATTACCTCATCTGCACAAGCGATTCCACCGCCTAATGTCATGTCACCATTAATATCCATTGATATACCGGCAGCGGTTCCATGTGCTGCGCCACCACCGATCTCTAGCGTGTCTGTACCATCGTCGAGTCCAATACGGAAATCCTGTGCATTACCATCAAAGATAATATAAGTGTCTTCAGCAGTTGCATCACCGATAGTTATCTTGGGCTGGTTAAACTTAGTTTCTGACCCATCACCATTTACAGAGATCAGAGTATTACTACCAGCCGTTGTGCCAGTGCCTATGACTAAATCATCAGCAGAGTCATCTAATGAAATATGAAAGTCCAAAGCGTTGCCATCGAAAGCAAGCATAGTATCTTCTGCTGTAGCATCACC